AGCGCCCGGGCGCTGCACCTCTGCCCAGGGCAAGACCGCTCACCCCCTGCCCAGGAGGACCCCCATGCCGATCCACCGGATCCCTCGCGTCACCATGCACGAGGACTTGCACACCGTCGAACGCGAAGGCGAGCAGGTCGTGTCCGTCGCCCCTGACGGCCCCGACCACGTGCTCGTCGGCACCGTCTGGATCGGCACGACCAGGCCGTACAGCGCCGGGCCGCTCGAGTATCGGGCGGTGGCGTCGTGAAGTTCATGCTGTACGGCAACTCGCCGTTGGTCGGCACCGGCTACGGGGTGCAGATCAAGCACCTGGCGCTCAAGCTGAAGCAGGCCGGCCACGACGTGGCGGTCGCCTGCACCTACGGCCACCAGGTCGGCATCAAGGACTGGCCGACCGAATGGGGCCCGATCAGGCTGTATCCCAGCGGGTGGACCGATCAGTCGTTGGATGTGCTCGCCGCGCATGTCGGGCACTTCTTCGACGGTGACCCGCAGGCCGGCTGGATCATTCCGGTCACCGACATGTGGTGTCTGAACCCGGTCGCCAAGGACCTCGCCGCCTACCGGGTGCTGCCGTGGACACCGGTCGATCACCTGCCGGTCCCCGGCGACGTCGTCAAGTTCTTCCACATGTCCGGCCATCAGCCGGTGGCGATGTCGAAGTTCGGTCGACGCGAGTTCTACGAGGCCGGGCTCAGCCCGTCCTATGTGCCGCTCGCCGTCGACACCGACGTGTTCAAGCCGACCACGCATCTGCCGGTCGGCGGCGAACTGGTCGACGCCCGCACCGTGTTCAACATCCCGCAGGACGCGTTCGCCGTGCTGATGGTGGCAATGAACAAGGATCCGCAGGACCGCAAGAACTTCGGCGGTGCGGTGCGTGCGTTCGCCGAGTTCCACCGCACCAACCCGCACGCCGTGCTCGTGTTGCACACCGACGCTGTCGGTGCGGCCGGGTCCCGGCTGAACCTGAATGTGGTGGCGATGCTTGCCGGTCTGCCCCGGTCGGCGCTGATCTTCACCGACCCGTACGCGCAGCGGCTCGGGCTCACCGACGAGATGCTGGCCGGGCTGTACTCCGCGTGTGACGTGCTGCTCGCCCCGTCGAAGGGTGAAGGGTTCTGTGTGCCGATGATCGAGGCGCAAGCCTGCGGCACCCCGGTGATCGTGTCGAACTTCTCGGCGCAGGCCGAACTGGTCGGCGCCGGCTGGACCGTTGCCGGGCAGCTCGAGTTCGACCCGGGCCAGTCAAGCAACTACTTCACCGCCTTTCACCACGACATCGTCGCCAAGCTCAACCTGGCCGCCCGCAGCGACCTTGTTGCCTTGTCGCAGCGTGCCGTCGAGTTCGCCCAGGAGTACAGCGTCGACGCCGTGTGGCAGCGCCATTGGGCGCCGCTGATCGGGTCGCTGGAACCGCAGCCACCGGCGGCCGACAAGCCGCTGATGCAACGGGTCGATGTGATCGTGCCGCTGGTGCGTGACGTCAACCGGGAACGCCTGGAGTCGTCGTTCGCAGCGACCGCACCGCTGACAGCCCGGATCATCGAAGGCGTCGAGGGCCGCACCTACGCGCAGAACGTGAACGCCTGCCTGCGGTCGTCGACCGCTGACTGGGTGCTGGTCGTCGGTGACGACGTCGAGTTCCTGCCCGGCTGGTTCGAGGCCGCCGTTGCGCTCACCGACCGCTACGACGTGGTCGGCACCAACGACAGCGAACCGGGCCGGATCCGTAACCCTGAGGTCGCCGCCGGTCGCCACGCTGACCATTTCTTCGTGCGTCGCAGCTACATCGACGACGACGGCGCCAGCCTCGACGGGCCGGGCGTGCTGATCAGCGAAGGCTACGGGCACTGGTTCGCGGACAAGGAACTGGTCGAGCTGGCCAAGGCCCGCAACACGTTCACCCCCTGCCTCGACGCACGGATCGTCCACCACCATCCCGGCTACGACGGGCGTGAGGATCTGCGGGCCGGCGACCCGCTCTACGCCGCAGCGGTCGACCGGGCCGACACCGACCGCACCACCTGGCTCGAGCGGGTCGGGTTCATCGACGCCGAGCGTGCTTGGCGGGCTCAGCGGTGACCCGCCCGAAGATCGTCGACACGTTCCTGTTTCACGACGAGCTCGACATGCTGTTCTGCCGCCTGTTCGAGATCGGCGACATCGTCGACCACATCGTGATCGTCGAAGCGACCACGACCTTCCGGGGTGACCCGAAGCCGTTGTGGTTCGCCGAGCATCGCAGCAGGTTCGCCTTCTGGGCTGACCGGATCGTGCATGTCGTTGTCGACGACCTGCCCGACGCCACCAGCGAACCGGATCCGTGGCAACGCGAATACGAGCAGCGGCGCCGCACCCTGGCCGCTGTTGCCGGGCTCGGCCTGGCGGCGCACGACATTGTGCTGCACGGCGACGTCGACGAGATCCCCCGTCGCTTCCATCTGCGCAACGTCCGACCGACCGGCCTCGTGCCGTTTGGCATGCGGTTCCATCCGTTTGCTGTCGACTGGCTCCACTCACACCGCTGGTACGGCACGGTCGCCGCCACCTGGGCGACGGTGCAGACACTCGGCGAGTCGGCGATGCTGACGATGCGTCTGGCCCGTGACACGGTGCCCTGCCCGTCGCACATGGCCGACGCCGGCTGGCACTTCTCGTGGGTCGGCGGCAACGACTACGCCCGCCGCAAGCTCGTGTCGTTCTCGCATCACGAGATCGTCGACCGGGTCCAGGGCGAACTGGCCGACGACATGTTCTGGCGGGACGGCTGGCACGTCGACGGCACGAAGCTCACGCCGGTCGACGTCGACAACACCTGGCCGCTGTGGGTGACGGATCGCTGCTGTCCCGATGTGTGGTTCCGACCGAGGATCGAGGTGCCCTGATGGCCATTGTCAACGGCTACACGACCTTGGCCCAGATCAAGGCCGAGATGCGGATCGGCACCAACGACACCGCCGACGACACCCGCCTCGAGCTGGCTGTGGCGGCAGCGTCACGACAGATCGACGCCTACTGCGGCCGCCGGTTCTGGCAGGACGCCACCGTGAAGGTGCGCGAGTTCTTCGCCGACGGTCCGGTCACCTGTTTCACCGATGACATCTCGACCACGGTCGGTCTGATCGTCGCTGTCGACGAGGCCGAGGATGGCAGCTACGCCGAGACGTTGACGCTCGGCACCGACTTCATCTTGCTGCCCGCCAACGCCGACGACGACGTGCCTGCCCGGCCGTTCACCGAGATCCGCATCGTCGAGACCGACAACTACTCGGGGTTCCCGTGGCGGACGCTGCGGCCGAGCGTGCGGGTCACCGCCAAGTTCGGGTGGCCGGCGATCCCTGACGACGTCACGAAGGCAGCGCTCATCCAGGCGTCGCAACTGTTCAAGGCGTCCGACGCTGTGTTCGGTGCCGCCCAGTTCGGTGAGGCCGGTGTCGCCCTGCGGGTGCAGGCCCGTCTGAACCCGATGGCTGAGGCGCTGCTCGAGGCGTACGCGAAGCCGAGGGTGGCCTGATGCCGACCGTCGCCCAGGTGCGTGACGAGCTTGCCGACGTGATCACCACCGGTGCCGGGCTGCGTGCTGCAGCACTGGTGCAGGACACGATGGTCGCCCCGATCGCTGTCGTCACCCGTCGCCCGTTCGACCCTCGGATGATCTTCAGCCAGGCCAAGGCCGCCTACCAGTTCACCGTCACCATCTACGTCGACCGCACCGATGAGCGTGCAGCGCAGCGGGCGCTCGACACCTACTGCGAGCTGTCCGGCACCGGGTCGGTGACTGCGGCGATCCAGAACGGTGCGAACTGGTCGGTGACCGTCGACTACGCGCAGGTCACCCAGATCGGCGAGGTCCAGGCCGTGATCATCGGCGAGTCGAACTACTTGGCCGTGCCCCTCGACGTGGAGGTCGTGTTCTGATGCCGTTCGTCCCTGCCAACCGTTCCCGGGTGCTTGCCGGGTCGTTCAGCTACTCGTGCTACAGCCGAGGCTTTTCGCTGTCGTCGTCGATCGACATGCTTGAGGTGTCGACGCTGTGCGATGACGCCAAGGCGTTCATCCCCGGTCAAGAGTCGTCGACCGCCAGCTTCGACCTGATCTTTGACAGCGCCCAGGCATCGCAGGCGGCGTCGTGGTCGACTGCTGCGAATCTGCCGGTGAGCTACCTGCCGGGCGGCACCGCTGTCGGCGATGCAGCGTTCCTGATGGACTCGATCCGCACCGAGTACTCGATCAGCAGCGCCGTCGCCGCAACCGTCGACGCCACCCTGACGACCCAGACGACCGGCGACACCGGCTACGGCGTCTGCCTCGCCCCGCTTGCAGCGGTCACCGCCGACACGAACGGCAGCAGTGTCGACAACGGTGCATCATCGGGCAACGGTGCCGTCGCCCATCTGCACGTCACCGCCTACAGCGGGCTGACGTCGAACGCGATCCGCATCGAGCATTCCACGAACAACTCGACGTGGACGACGCTCGCCAGCTTCACCTCCGTGACCGGCACGACCAGCCAGCGGCTGGCGATCACCGGAACCGTGAACCGTTACGTGCGTCTGGTCGACGACGTGACCGGTACCGGTTCGTGCACCCGACTCGTCGCCTTCGCACGGCGCTGACCTCCCCACACCCCCCGAGGAGACTCCCATGGCTTTCAAGGCCGGTACCACCAGCTATTTCGCGCTCAACAACGTCGGCGGCACCGTCGTCAACCTGAGCCCGTACATCGACTCGCTCACGTTGCCGGCGACGACCGACACGACCGAGGTGTCGACGTTCGGGACCAACGCCAAGGTGATGATCACCTTGCAGACCGGCGGCGAGCAGATCAGCCTGTCCGGCCCCTACGACGCCGTCGTCGCCACCCACCTCGACAACCTGAAGAAGGCTCACGCTGCCGGGTCGGCTGCGTCAGCGTTCATCTGGGGTCCCGGCGGGTCGGTGGCCAGCGAGTACCGGGTTGCCGGGTCGGTGTTCGTCACCCAGTTCGACTTGTCGTCGTCGGTCGGCGGCCGGGTCGAGTACTCGGCGTCGCTGCAGATCACCGGCGCCGTCACCACCAGCACGTTCTGATCCGGTGGCTGCGACCACAGGCACCGGGTTCAGCGCGTCGGTGCTGTCGGCCTACGTCGCCAACCTGGAGTCGGTGCTCGACGCCGACGCCAACCGGCGCATCACTCGTGCCGCCGGGTTCGCAGCCAAGGACGCCGGCCTCGAGGCCGCAGCCGACAAGCTCGGCGGCGACCGGGCGATGTCCGGCTACAAGAACGGCAACATCAAGCTCGGTGTCGGGTTCGACACCGGGCCGTGGCGTGTCGACATGAACCACCGCCCGAAGGGGCTGTGGTTGTTGGCCGACGAGGGCCGCAAGCGCAGCGGTGGGATCTATCCCCGCCGTGGCCGCCGCAAGGGCAGCACCCCGACTCCGGGCCGTGCGGTGCTGACACCGTTCGGGCCTCGGGCAGCGTCGTCGTTCGGCCCGTCCCGAGGCACCGGCGTGTTCAAGCTGGCCGCCGCCCGTGAGCGTGAGGCAGCACCGAAGGCGGCGTGGCGGCAGCTGCAGGCCGAGTTCCGACGTATCACCCGGGGGTGAGCTGAATGGCGTTCCAGGA